TATAAAAAGCCAGCCGGTTAGTACATACTTAGGTGTGCTTCCGTATACCGGATTTCCTCGGTGAGGATGCGTATACGTTGCAGGCCAGAAAACTATAGTATTCTCCTTTGGGTTGACTCTTAGCTCTTGTCGTATAAACTCTGTTTCCCCTGCATTTTCTGGCAATATTGTATTTAAATACATTAAAAAAGCAACGTAACGGCCTAATTCTAGTCCCTCTCCCCTTTCGTGGTGCCAGACATGGTAGCCCCCACCGGGCATTGTTTTTTGAAACTTTATTAATGGCAAAGAAAGTGGATAACTTTTTATATTTTCGTAGACAGCCGAATCTGAGTATTTGCCAAATGCTAAATGCAGGTACTTTAAATAGTCTGAGAAATATACTTCTTCTTTGTTTTCATTTATCAAACAACCAATTTTAGTGTCTATGTCTTTTGTATGTACGCAAATACTTAAATCGTCTTTTGCTGATTTTGGTACGCCCTCTCCTTTTTGACGATTAGTAAGCAAATTATTAGATTCGTAATTGTCTATTACACTTATTAACTGTTCGCATGTGTTGGGAGGAAAAACATCGTCTACGATGCCTATGTCCTTTTCAGCGTAAATTATATTCATGAGAATGGCCTGTTGCCGTTAATCCAACAAACTAAGGATTGTCTTTCCCCAGAGGTTACTGGAGATACCCTATGTAATAAAAAAGAAGGAAATAAAACCATAAGCCCTTTTTCTTTTGGTATGATTTCTTCTTCAACTCCTCGCATAAACGAAAATTCACCACCCTCGTATTCATTTGGATTATTTAATTGTAGGGCAATGCTAAGTTTTCTAATGGTTCCGTGTCCACAATCCATGTGCCAATCATATTTCCCAGACTCCTCTGCTTTGTAATTTCCTAGTTGCAATGGGGATATATGCGACAATTCAAAGTTAAAAAATTCTTCGTTTATTCTTTCTATGTTTTTTGCAAGCCGGTTATACAACCAAAGGTAATCTTTTTCAGGACCTATCCAATTTACCCTAGTTACCCTTATGTTTTTGTCTAATCTTTGATTCTTATTATGACCGCCTATTACTGCATGGTTATTGGCTGATTTAGCAATCCCTGATAAATAATTTAATTCTTCCTCGTTAAATATGTTTCTAACCAAATAAAAACGTGTTGGATCGGCCTGTTCCTTTAGATTTAAAGAGTAAAAATTTCTTCTTTCTGTTAAAAGCATAAATTATTTTTCAACAGCAGTTACAATAAAGTGTAAAAACTGAACTTCAGACTCTATCTCTCCGCCTACAAATTGATGGGGAAGCCAAGAATTAAAAAATAACAAAGTACCGGGTTCTAGGTTATTAAAATGGATGTATTGGGTTGATGGTTTTACATCAGGGTAAGTAGGCGCGGCTAGGTCTCCCATTAGTTTTCCTGGTCTTGGATCACTAAAAACCGGATATGGGCAGTTTCCTTTAACACTTAAAATGTAAAAACCACTAAAAACACTATTACCATGCACATGCAAATAATGATGTGCAGGCGGAGCTACTTTTTGCCCCCAAATTGAATTTGCTTTTAATTCGTACCTATTGGCATCATACCCATCGTTTTCTAAAACAGAAATAGCAAGTGCTTCTAGGTTTTTTTTAAAATTAAAAAAGACTGGATTATGAGCCAAATTTTCCGTTTGCACATAACGTGATCCGTCCACTGACAGATTCCAGTCTTTCTCTTCAATCTGTAATGTTCTCAGTCCATCCGGTTCTTCCGTTCGGTATATTGCGGAAGAAAAATATTGAAATGACTGCATAAATTAATTGTTAATCCATGCGCTTAGCGTAGCCGCCAGTGTAGTTACATCGGAAGCTGTTATATCTGGGCTATTTGCATCTGCAAGTCTTCTATTTTCAAAAATAATAGACTGAGCCATACGCAAACAATCTGCTTTACAACGCATCATTTCATTAGAGGCCGTAGCCGCTATCTGAGCATTTTGCAAAACTGTGTTTGCCTGTGTTTGCGCATTTAATAATTCTTGCTGTTCTGCTGTAAGTGCCATTTTCGTGGTCTCCTAAAAGGTTAATTATGACAGGTTTTTCATTGGAATTGACGCATACCATGTCGTTCCATTGTCTGGGCTCATAAAGAACCAAATGTCAGTTGCATTGGCGTCTTCTGTCCTAGCCACAGCTCCTTGCGGGAATTCTACCGTACCTCCGGCAAATGCAACAGTTCTACTTGCTGTAGCATCGTTTGTCAGAATCAAGGTAAAAGAAGTTGCTCTGTTACTGTTTTGGTTACTGCTTCCCAAAGTAAAGGTGCAGTTACCGGTTAATGTAGCCGTGAATACGGAACCTGTACTAGTATCAATAGTCTGTGCCGTGCTGGTGTTTCCTATGGCAACGACCTTATCGGAGAAAATACCCGTCAAGAAACTAGCGGTGATATCAACCTCACCTGTGCCTTTTGGAGTAAGGTCAATACCTACATTGGTGTCATCACCACTGGCAGATATAGCAGGATTATTACCTGTTGCCGCATTATTTAAAGTAAATTCATTAACTGCTGACGCTGTTGCAGTAATATTTATTAACTCATTGCTGTTGGTGTCTTGAATATCAGTCCCAATAATTGGGCTTGTCAAAGTCTTTCCTGTTAGAACCTGGACATCTGTTGTCCCTACTACGTTGCCCGATGGAATAGGCTTCTGTGCCGCCGAACCATCTACATTGCCCGAACCATCAGAAAGAACAAAACTGCTTGCCGCAATACCTGAAATACTATTGTTGTCGGCGGAAATTGTCTTGTTTGTTAAGGTCTGAGTGCCATCCGCTAATGTTAGACCTGTGTCTACAACAGCGGCTGTTGCGCCTGCACCATCTAAGTAAACGGCTCTTGCTTCGCCCGTAGGAATGGTGACATTTGCACCGCTTCCTTGACTAATTTCAATACTCTGTGAACCCGTAGTAGCGTTTTCAATAATCATAACCCGTGATATGGTGTTTGGGGCTATGGTAAGTTCACGAGTAGCTGTAAGCGTCGCGCTCGAAGTGACTTTGAAGTAAAAAGCACGAGCAGGGTCAGTGGCGCCGTCGGCTACTGTTGTGGTCGAGTTTGCGTCCGTAGCAAAGCCATCTTGAGTCCCATACCCAAGGGAATCGGCAATGAGCTCCAAATTAGTATTTGTGCTTGTGCCCCAAGTGCCCGACTCGTCACCCGTGGCGATTTCTTTTAATCTTAAATTATTTACGTAAGTTGCCATTGGTGCTTACCTCATTCCAAAGTCGCGCCACTGGCCTCAGGGACGCTTGTGGCATATATTTTCATATTCTGTCGTAAGTTTAGTGTTTCTCCGCAGTCGGAACAAGTATCAGCGTTAAGTTCAGACTCATCAAGATCAAAACCGCAATTTGCACACAAAACTTCAATGTCATGTTTAGGTTCTATACCAGAACCTAGCTGTACTGCCTCTGTCGTCGTTCTCATGCCGCGACCTCCGTCCAAATAACTGCTTCTTCGGGGACTATGTCGTCCCAGATTAATATGTTACCGATTCTACCTACTGCCACGACGCCTATTGGATACACTCGTGCTTTACCTGTCGCGCTTTCATTGCCCAGGTCACCCGTTGCTGAAACACCTGTCACGGGTACATTGAGCTGAAGGTCAATTGTAGCACTTCCAATTGCCGAAGTGGCTGATAAACCTGTCTCCGTAACCGTCGCATCCGCCGTAACACCTACTGTGCCTAGTGTGAGAGTCCCCTCTACGCCCGTAGCAAATTCGGTGTGGCTTCCCTGTATTCCGACATCGCCTAACGCTGTAGTCCCAAAAACACCTGTAACAGCAACAACAGCGGCGGCATCAACACTGACCGATCCTAACGTAGCTGTAGCCGCTTGGCCTAAAACGTCAATGGTTCCGTCGGCGTTGGCAACTACATTGCCTAGCGTCGTGGAAAGTTCAAGTCCTGCTGGGTAAGCATTGCTACCAAGTATAAAGTCAACGGTGCCTATTTCAGTTGAAATAGCATCTACGGTGCTTCCGTCGCCCCAACCAAAGTCGCCCCAACCACCACGACTCCAGCCATCAAAGTAAACAGTAGCGTCCCAGACACTGTAGTTTGCAATACCTGTGGCGGAAACCCCAGTTACTTCAACAATGCCATCTATAATAGCCGTCGAGCTTCCTAACGCTGTTGTGCCCTGTACACCCGTAACATTAAAGTTATTTACGGTTTGCGTTATTACCGTTCCTACCGAACCTGTAGCCACGGGTGTAGCTGGGCTGTCGCCCCACCCGTCTGACCCCCAAGGGTCATGACCCCATCCCGTTATAGGAACAATAACGTCGGTCATTTATTAGGCAATCCTAATAATAGCGTTAGACGCATCCGCTGTTGGGAACACAATAGTAAAGTCACCCGCAGTTGACGTTTTGTCAGCACCGAAGTCCAAAACAGCAATAGACTTGTCCGACTGAGTGCTGTTATAGATCAACGCGCCACGAGCTGTAATTGTAGCCGATGACCAGGTGGTGTCGTTAAAGTCAGTGAATGCTGTTGTACCAGAGCTGGTAGGAGCTATGGTTGTCAGCGTGTTACCGCCTGCGCTGTAACCTGTTCCAGACGTTTCGTTGGTAACAGAATACGCTGTTGTAGTCGCATCTAAAGTAGCAGAACTCGTATAAAGCGCGATTTTCATTGTATCCGCTGTTGTACCAGCACGAGCCACTGTAGTGCCAAAGGCGTGAATGCCGTTAAGCATTTCAACCTTAAAAGAAGTACACATTGCCTGTGTAATTGCCATGATGATTACCTCATATTTTGCTAATAATTCGAGCCAAGTCAGCATGGCCCTGTTTTGCTAACTCAGCGCAAATAGTTGTCCTATCTGACCGAATCGCTTCCCGCATATAAAAAACCATTAGGTCTTTTATACGATCCTTGTACACCATCGCTTGCGCTTTGACCATTGGGTCGGCTGTTTCACTAACAGAAATCAACTTCTCCATAGCCCGCTCTGCAAGCTCTTCTGGCGTATGCCCACGGTTATTCGTGGTAAATACGTCTACATCAAATGCAGTTATTGTTTCGCCTTTTACGCCATCTAACATAAATTATGGTCCTGGTGATTCTGATTTTATTGGTATTCTTATCATGCCATCACGATACTCATCACGACGACGACGCCCCTGTTGCTCAATACCAAGTCCCTGAATTGCCTGTTTATAGCTATTTTCAAAATACTGGATCATCTCAAGAGGTCCCTTGGTGTAACTATACGCCTGAATCAGGCAAGCATACAGTAGCGCCTCTGGCGCGTTTGTGGAGACCCAAGTGCTTGTATTTGTTGCAGATAGCTGTGCTGGACGATAAATATAACCTAGTTGAACAACGAGTGCAGTAGCTGGCGTAGGCGCTATATAAAAATTATCTTCATTCCAAACCCCGTAATACTTTGGTACTCCGGTTTCAGTGTAATCAGGCCAATACTCTTTTAAGAAAGAATTATCCCTAAACTCTAGGAAGGTTTGGTCACCATCTTCAGAGGTCACCATCATATATCGATGGGTCAAGATATCAGAGGGAGCGGGAAGAAAACGGGAGTTAGCCAAAAAGTTAGTCGTAGCTTCTTTCTTAAAAACGTCTAAATCAATATCTCGAAGAATACGGTTCTCTGCCATTGTGATGAAGTTGTCAATGACCGAAGCAGAGAAGACATTGCTGTCTACCTCCGTATAATTTCGTATATTTGTTACTAATTCATCGTATGTCATGTTTATACCGTATTGACTAGGTTGCTACATCTACGTTTCCGATGTCTCCTACCCCTTCAACCGCTATAGATGCTGGAGCAGGTTGCATGGAGTCAGGCACTGTCTCAAAAGGAGTATCGCCCCCAGCATTATTCACAACTACTGTAAGAGGCTCTGTCCTATCGGGTCTTGGGTCTGCTAGTGCTATTGCATCCCCTCTATACCTTAATGGTTCAATCTGTGGTTCTTTTGGCTCATAGTCTTCTGGGCAGACCATAAACCCACGCCAATTCTTTTTTAAATCACGGTAAGAATATCGTTGTCCACAATAATCGCAGATTCCATATGAAAACTTACCTGTCGCTGTAGCCATTACGCACCTACTTGCGGTACAACATTAAAACTAGCAGTATCCCTATCTTCTTCCGCCGCACGTTTAAAGTCTTCTTCATAAATCTGCTTTAACGGACCTGTTCTATCTGGCGAATACTTCATTGAAATCATATAAGCCAGCCCAGAGGCTAAACAAGGCAAGAACCTAAAGTTCACATCGCTTGTATTAGTGTAACCCCCAGCATCGTCCATGCGCCTAATTCGATAGTAAAGTAGCGTATAGTCTTTGTCCGCTGACGGATACAGGTAAACAGTCGGGGTGTTGCTTCTTTCAACGTAATACTGGGAAGGCCTTGCTTGAGTCAACTT